AGGTAGCGGAATGGATTATCCAAACAACTCTGTATTAACAAAAACTGAAGCACAAACATTAGTGAATGGGGAACTGTTCACCGAGTAATAAATTAAATTAACTTAAATTAAATTAAATGGCAAAAAACACAACGAAGAAAATCAAGGAATTAAAGAAGGAAAAACCTTCTAAAATTACAAACGAAGAATTAAATCAAGTACAATCAGTAATAAACGATGTAAATAGAGCGCAGTTGGAGATTGGAAGTTTTGAAAGTAAAAAACATAATCTTTTACATCACGTAGCGCAATTACAAGAAAGGTTAGGTGAACTACAAGGTGATTTCGAAAAGACTTATGGCACAGCTGATATTAACATCCAAGACGGTACTATAAATCATCCAAAAGAAGATGTCAAAACTGATTAGAAAAATTACCGTAGGTAAAGATTATAAGAACGACGCTATGCATTACGCTGTTGGACAAGAAGTTTATGGTGGACATACTATTTGCGATATAATAGAGGAGAAGGAAAAATACTCTATCTTTATCAAGAAAAACAAAGATGTACTACCGTGGAAAGACTTCAACAAGAACATGGCTGTTTCTGTAGAATATAATCTAGAATACTGATGAAAGCGCCTTTTGACTTTGTTATAAAGCCAAAGGGAAACAGATACAACAATACTACTAAAGTCGGAACTTCAGAATTGATACTTAATACTGAGGTTTATAATCACCAATTTGTGAATAGACAAGCTATTGTTAAATCTGTTCCCACTGCTTTTGAATCAGAAATAAAACCTAAAGACGAAGTTATAGTTCATCACAATGTATTTAGAAGATGGCACGACGTCAAAGGTAAGGAAAGAAATAGTAGAAGTTTCTTTGATGAAAATACTTATCTAGTAAAAGAAGATCAAATATTCTTATACAAAAGATATTGGAGATGGAAAGCAGTGAAAGGATATTGCTTTGTACAACCTATAAAAGATACAAATTATCTTACAGAAGACATAGAAAAACCTTGCGTAGGTAAAATTGTATATACTGATGGTAGTTTTAAAGAGGGTGATTTAGTAGGATTCACACCTTTTTCTACCTATGAATTTATAGTCGATGGAAAGAGATTATATAGAGTTATGACCCAATTTATTACAATTAAATATGAATACCAAGGAAACGAAGAAGAGTATAATCCAAGCTGGGCAGAAAGCAGTGGAGGAACTAATCAAAGTAGCTAAAGAACCTATTGTTGATTCTGGAGATGATATTACTGCTGATAGATTAAAGAACGCCGCGGCTACTAAAAAACTAGCTATATTTGACGCATTCGAAATACTTACAAGAATTCAAGAGGAAGAAAATCTACTTGAGGGCAAAGCACCTGAAGAGAGAAAGGAAAAAATCTTTAAAGGATTCGCAGAAGGTAGATCTAAGTAATGTACAAGCAAAGTTTAGTTAATACAGTTGAGCCGATAAAAAGAACCACTATTACCAGAATGAACAGAGGTAAGAAGTGGAAATACGGTTATAACAAAGAACACGATTTAATTGTATTGTCTCACAATGGAGTTATAGGTGAGATCATAGAAATACAAAATTTAATTATAGCGCTACCTAAACCACCTAAAGAAGTATATAAGCACGAGAAAAACAAATGGGTGAAACAAGAGTATCCCAAGGAGTTAGAACGTATTAAGAACATATTCGATTGGAGGAGTTATCCGGAAAATAACAAAGAAAAATGGTACGATTACATAGACGAAGAGTTTAATCGAAGAGATAAAGGATTCTGGTTCACAAACAATGGTAAACCAACCTGGATAACTGGTACGCACTATATGTATTTACAATGGAGTAAGATTGACGTTGGGGCTCCAGATTATAGAGAGGCGAATAGATTATTTTATATATTTTGGGAGGCGTGTAAAGCAGATAAAAGATGTTATGGAATGTGTTACCTTAAAAACCGTAGATCAGGGTTTTCTTTTATGTCATCAGCTGAAACAGTTAATCTAGCCACTTTAACAGGTGATGCTAGATATGGTATACTTTCTAAAACTGGTTCGGATGCAAAAAAAATGTTTACTGACAAAGTAGTTCCAATTAGCATAAACTACCCATTCTTTTTCAAGCCTATTCAAGACGGTATGGATAGACCTAAAACAGAATTAGCGTATAGAGTACCGGCGTCTAAATTTACAAGGAAAAAGATTACATCTAACGAAAAGTTAGAAGATTTACAGGGATTAGACACAACTATTGATTGGAAGAACACTGGAGATAATAGTTATGACGGAGAAAAATTAAACTTATTAGTTCACGATGAAAGTGGTAAGTGGGAAAGACCCGATAACATATTAAATAACTGGAGAGTTACAAAAACATGTTTACGACTAGGTAGTAGAATAGTTGGTAAATGTATGATGGGCTCGACTTCAAACGCATTAGACAAAGGTGGAGACAATTTTAAAAAATTATACAACGCATCAGATGTCACATCGCGAAATAGAAATGGCCAAACAAAGTCTGGCTTATATTCTTTGTTTATCCCAATGGAATGGAACTACGAAGGATTTATTGACGAGCATGGATATCCAGTCTTCGATAATCCAGATAATGATGTCCTCGGACCAGATGGTGAATTAATAGATGTAGGTATAGTAGAGCACTGGAATAACGAAGTAGAAGGATTAAAATCTGATCAAGATGGATTAAATGAATTTTACAGACAATTCCCAAGAACTACTGAACATGCCTTTAGAGATGAATCTAAAAATAGTATCTTCAATCTTGTTAAAATATACGAACAGATAGATTATAACGAAGGTATAGGTAACTCAGCGGTTTTATCAGTTGGAAATTTTCAATGGGTTAATGGCGTGAAAGATACACAAGTAATTTTCTACCCAGATCCAAAAGGTAGGTTTAAAGTAAGTTGGTTTCCACCAAGTCACATGCAGAATAAAATCGTAATGAAGAACAACGTGAAATATCCTGCGAACGAACACATGGGAGCTTTTGGTTGTGACAGTTATGATATATCAGGGACTGTGGATGGAAAAGGATCTAATGGAGCTTTACATGGATTAACTAAGTTTTCGATGGAAGATTGCCCACCTAATCATATGTTTTTAGAATATGTAGCTAGACCGCAAACAGCTGAGATATTTTTTGAAGATGTATTAATGGCCTTAGTGTTTTACGGAATGCCACTGCTTTGTGAAAATAACAAACCTAGGTTATTATACCATTTAAGAAGAAGAGGTTATAGAGGTTATTCTATGAATAGACCAGATAAGCTTTGGAACAAACTATCTGTAACAGAAAAAGAAATAGGGGGGATACCTAATTCAAGTGAAGATATAAAGCAGGCTCACGCAGCTGCTATTGAGATGTATATACAGAGTCACGTAGGTCATTTAGGTGATGGAAATTATGGAAACATATATTTCAACGAAACTTTAAATGATTGGAGTAGATTCGATATAACAAAGAGAACTAAATTTGACGCATCTATTAGTTCTGGGTTAGCTATTATGGCTTGTAATAGAAATTTATACAGACCTAACGCTAAAATTGAGAAGCAAAAATTAAACATAAATATTGCGAAGTATACTAATACTGGAAACGCATCAAAAATAATAAAGTAAAATATGGCAGAGTCTGTTATAAATAATTTTCCTAGTCAAGTTGTAAGTGACGCAGAAAAAATAAGTTATGATTATGGTTTAAAGATAGCTAAAGCTATAGGAGAAGAATGGTTTAACAATGATAGAAACTCCAATAGACATAGGGTTAGTAATAATAATTTCCATAACTTAAGATTGTATGCTAGAGGCGAACAATCAATACAAAAATATAAGGATGAGTTATCTATAAACGGTGATTTGTCCTATCTTAATTTAGATTGGAAACCAGTTCCTATAATAGCTAAATTTGTAGATATAGTTGCGAACGGTATAGCTGAAAGAACCTATGATATAAAAGCGTTTTCACAAGACCCCTACGGAGTATCAGCAAGAACAAAATATATGGAAAATATATTAGCTGATATGCGTTCTAGAGAGTTTGATCAAATGGCTATGCAAGATTTTGGAGTTGACACTAGGTACAGCGAAGATACTCTACCTGATTCACAAGAAGAGCTACAATTACACATGCAGATTAATTACAAGCAAGCTGTTGAATTAGCGGAAGAACAAGCTATAAATGTTTTAATGGAAGGTAGTAAATATGAATTAATAAAGAAGCAGTTTTATTATGATTTAACCGTGCTTGGAATAGGTGCTGTTAAAACTTCTTTTAACACTTCAGAAGGAGTGGTTATTGACTATGTTGATCCTGCTAATTTGGTTTATTCTTACACTGATTCTCCTTATTTCGATGACATATACTACGTAGGAGAAGTTAAAACTATTCCAGTGAATGAATTAGCGAAACAATTTCCTCATTTAACGGGATCTGATCTAGAGGACATAATGAAGAATAAATCTACGAGTAGATCAAACTACAATTCAATCCACACCGAGAACAAAGAAGATAGCAACACAATACAAGTTCTGTATTTTAACTACAAGACTTATATGAACGAGGTGTACAAGATGAAGGAAACTGGATCTGGAGCAGATAAGGTTATAGAAAAAGATGACACGTTTAATCCACCTGAAAACAAAGAAGGTGGATACTCTAAATTACATAGATCTATAGAATGTTTATATGACGGGGCTTTTATACTTGGTACTGACAAACTACTTAAATGGGAGATGTCAAAAAATATGATGCGTCCTAAAAGTGATTTTACTAAAGTAAAGATGAATTATTCTATAGTTGCCCCGAGAATGTACAACGGAAAAATAGATTCTTTAGTTAGCAGGATTACCGGGTTTGCTGATATGATCCAACTTACACATTTGAAGTTACAACAAGTTATGTCACGTATGGTACCTGATGGAGTTTATTTAGACGCAGATGGTCTTGCTGAAATAGATTTAGGTAATGGAACAAATTATAATCCACAAGAAGCTTTAAACATGTTCTTCCAGACTGGGTCTGTTATCGGGAGGAGTTTTACTTCAGAGGGTGATATGAATCCTGGTAAAGTACCAATACAAGAAATACAGTCCGGAAACGGCGGAGCTAAACTTCAAAGTTTGATTGCTACGTATAATTATTACTTACAAATGATAAGAGATACTACCGGATTAAACGAAGCGAGAGATGGTAGTATGCCAGATAAAAACGCGTTAGTTGGAGTGCAAAAACTAGCCGCTGCTAATTCTAACACAGCTACTAGACATATACTACAGTCTGGGTTATTTCTAACTGCTGAGGTAGCGGAATGCTTATCTCTTAGAGTATCAGACATTATAGAGTACTCTCCAACTAAAGACGCTTTTATACAAGCTATAGGAGTTCACAACATGGCTACGTTAGAAGAAATGAAAGACCTGCATCTATACGACTTTGGTATATTTATAGACTTATTACCAGATGAAGAAGAAAAAGCTTTATTAGAGAACAATATACAAATGGCGCTACAACAACAAACTATTGATCTAGAAGACGCTATAGATTTAAGAGAGATTAATAGTATTAAACTAGCGAACCAATTATTGAAAATAAGAAGAGTTAAGAAGCAAGAAAGAGATAGACAACTGCAGTTAGAAAACATAAAAGCGCAATCAGAGTCTAACACTCAAGCTGCTCAAAACGCAGCTCAAATAGAAATGCAAAAAGATCAAATGTTAACTAACGGTAAGTTACAATTAGAACAAACAAAATCCCAATTGGATTCTCAAAAAATGCAACAAGAAGTTCAATACAAAAAAGAACTGATGCAGCTAGAATTCGAAATGAACATGCAACTAAAGCAGTTGGAAGTTAGTGGACATAGGGATAGGGAAGCTCAAAAAGAAGATCGTAAAGATCAGAGAACAAAAATACAAGCAACACAGCAATCAGAAATGATTGACCAAAGAAATAATCAAAAACCACCTAAAAACTTTGAATCAGCAGGTAATGATATAGTAGGTGGTGGATTTGATTTAGGGGCATTTGAACCCAATTAAGTAAATTATTAATTATTATTATATTATATTATGGCAAAAAAGAAAAAAGAAACAACTGAAGAAGTTGTAGAAAAAGTAGACAACGTAATTAAAGTCGATCTAAAGAAAACTGAAGACGATAACGTTGTAAAAGTAGATTTAAGTAAACCACCAACACCAAAAGAAAATGAAGAAATTAAAGAAGACGTTACTGACGACGGAGGAGTGGTTGAACTCACTGAAACTACCAACTCCACACAAGAACAAGAAGAAGTACAACCGGAAACTGAAACACAAGAAACTCCAGTCGTAGAAGAAATAACAGAAGAAGTAGAAGAACTTGTGGAACAAGTCGAAGAAGCGGTTGCTGAAGCAGAGGCTACCGGGAAAGAACTTCCTGAGAATATCCAGAAGTTAATGGAGTTTATGGAGGATACTGGAGGTGATTTAGAGGATTATATTAAACTAAATCAAGATTATAGTAAGTTAGATGAGAGTTCTTTATTAAAAGAATATTACAAGCAAACTAAAACTCATTTAGACGATGAAGAAATTAACTTCCTTATGGAAGATCAATTCTCTTACGACGAGGATATAGATGACGAAAGAGATATTAAAAGAAAAAAATTAGCATTAAAAGAGCAAGTTGCCAATGCTAAGACTCAGTTGGAGGAGAATAAATCCAAATATTACGAAGATATCAAGGCTGGTTCGAAACTTACGGGTGAACAACAAAAAGCTGTTGATTTTTTCAATAGATACAACAAGGAATCAGAAGGAGCTAAAAAAGCGGCTAAAAAGAATACTGAAATATTCGAACAAAAGACCAATAATCTTTTTAACGATAAATTCAAAGGTTTTGAATATAACATCGGTGAGAAAAAATTCAGATTCAACGTCAAAGACGTAGGTGGAGTTAAACAATCCCAAAGTGATCTTAATGGCTTTATGTCAAAG